CCGGGGCGACAGTGATGCTCACGTGTCCTATGTGCGCTTAGAGGCGCAGATTGAAGCATTGGCGTACTGATGGCTACCGCACCCATCTCCCGCAGGCTAAACCTGACCCGTGACTAGCTTGCGGAGTTCTTGACTGACCAACAGCAAATCAGACAGTTCGAGCTTCTGTTTTCGACTGTTGACACGTTGCAGGTAATTGTCGGGACTGATTTCGAGTTTCAGGCAGACACCGCTGCGGCGACTGCAAATGAAGCGTTATCGCAAATCAGTGTGCTGGCACAATCACTGGACTTGCTTGCGCTTGCTCCTGTGCGTAACAATATTGAGTTGGCGCATGATGTGGTTGGCATCTTGCCGTATGCAAACCAAACCGCAAGGGTGCGATCTAATCAGGTGCTGACATGGCTTTCGATGTAATCACCCCAGTTAAATTCGGACAAGCCGCTATCACAACTGGCGTGACTACCCTGTACACAGTACCGGCCAGCACCCGCGCTTTGGTCAAAGAATTCAGCATCGCCAATACCACGGCAGCAGCCATAAACGTTCGTGTGTTTTTTGTGCCATCAGCAGGATCGGCAGGAACCGGGAATGCTTTCCTTTACGATGTTCCTGTACCCGCAAATAACGCTTTGCAATACAACGGAATTGAAGTTCTGAACGCAGGCGACACAATACAGATTCAGGCGGTATCAACAGGCTTGACCATCATCGCTAGCGGCGGCGAAGCCACATAAGGGGTAGATATGACCGTAACAATTAAGGTGCTGATTCCAGCAAAGCAGGCTGAAAACACGCAGACCACGCAGTACACGGCGACCAACTGCAAGACGATCATTGACAAGTTCACTGCCACGAACACCACGGCAGGCAACGTGGCGATTAGCGTCAATCTGGTAACCAGTGGCGGCAGTGCAGGCGTGACCAATTTGATTGTGGATACCCGCAGCCTTGCTCCTGACGAGACCTACACCTTTCCTGAATTGGTTGGCCAGGCGCTAGAGCCGAGTGGATTTATCTCGACCCTCGCTGGTGCTGCGACATCTTTGACCATAAGAGCCAACGGGCGCGAAATTACCTAGGAGCAGAAATGAAAGAATTTATGATGATTCCACGCGGCTTTACTGGCTTGCCGATGGACGAAGAATTCTTGACCAATGCAGAGAATAAGAAAAATTACTCTATTGCGGTCAAAGATTGGAACTATGGCCCTGAAGTGCCGACCAACGAGCCAGGCGCAAACAAAGAGTTTTACGTTGGGCTGGCCGAGGCGATGCAGTGCGACGAGAAAGACGCAAGGCGCAAGCACTGTTCGAACTGCGAGTATTACGACAACAGTTTTATGACCCAAATCAGGATTGAGCGCATCCCGCTTGCTACCTACGACAAGGGCGCAGGGTTCAGGGGTCACTGCAAGAAGCTAAACTTTATCTGTAACGATATGCGGGTTTGTCAGGCGTGGGAAGATCGCGAATACGACATGGATTGACGAAATGATGAAATGTGGGAAAATGATGACGCTGAGTTATGGCATCCAGCAGCCTGCCCTAAACAGGACTTGTGCATGACCGACTGGCTAAAAGAAAATCTTCAAAGGATTCTGCCTGCGCCAGCCGTTGATTGGCTACTCATGCTGTATGGAGCCATCCAAGTCTTTGACGATGTAGCAGATGGTGATTCGGTAGAGCGCGAAGACCTCAATACGGTGATCTGGAATACGCTGGTTGGCATGAACCAGAATTCATTCTGGATAGCCAATTCTTACAATTTAGCGCCAGTTGTTGCCACCATGATTTTGAAATGGCAAGCATCAGATCATGTTGAACGCACTGGAAAAGCAGATGCCAAGTCCTTTGTTTGGCGTGCCGGTTACTACGATGTAGTGCTAATGGCGGTTGCACTTTGTCACGGAACACAAAAAACCACCAAGATAGCGCATGAAATTATGGCGTTGTATGGTGAAAAATTTGAAGATTACATGAAGGAGTTTGATCATGCCTGATCTAACTATGGGCTTAATAGGCTCTTCATTGCTTGGCAGCGTAATATCCTCAGACGCCACAAGCAGCGCAGCCTCAACTCAAGCTGGTGCAGCGCAAGGCGGCATTGACGAACAGCGCAGACAGTTTGAAGCTGTTCAGCAGTTACTTGCACCCTACATTAAAGCAGGCACTGGTGCCATCAATCAATTCCAGCCGTTCCAGCAGGCTGGTCAGCAAGCCTTTCAGCAGCAGCAAGCATTGGCTGGTCTACTTGGCCCAGATGCACAACAGCAAGCCATTGCAGGCATTGAGGGCAGTGCAGGGTTTCAAGCTAACGTTAGGCAAGGTGAAGAAGCATTACTGTCAAGGGCATCAGCTACTGGCGGTCTACGTGGAGGAAACATCCAAGGCGCATTGGCTCAGTTTCGGCCACAATTGCTGCAACAAGAAATTGACAAGCAATACGCCCGTCTTGGAGGCTTTGCTGGAACAGGTCTTGGCGTGTCTGAGGCTTTGTACCGAGGCGGTCAAGCCTCTGCGACTGGTCAAGCGTCACAGGCTGGTGCTGTAGGCGCTAACGTGGCTAACCTGCTTGCTCAACAAGGTGCAGCTCAGGCTGGTGGTGAATTGGCCGGTGCAGCACCATTTGCAAACCTGCTGGGTCTGCCATTGCAAATGGCGGGCATAAACTACGGTCGAACTGGTCAGTTTGGTCTGCCTGGGTTCAAAGGTTTTGGCGGGTTTGACAGTACTTTCAGATCACCGGTCAGTGGAAATGGTGAGTTTAATAACCTTTTCTATGCTTCCAATGACCCTATGTCAGCAACCGGGCCACAATAATCATGGTTCAACCAATTCAATATCAAATTCCGGGTGTTTCGAGCCCTTTTGAGAACCTTGTATCCGGGTTGAAGTTGGGCGCAACAATGGGCGACATGGATGCGGCTCGGGCACAACAGCAAGCGGCAATTGATCAAAAAGCATTGGCAGATACTGCGTTTTCTGCATATTTAGCCAAACCAACTGACCAACGAACTCAAGATGATACTCGCCAACTGATTCGGTTTTTGCCTGCTGCACAAGTTCAAAACCTTTTGGCCATAGATGCCGCTCTTTCTGATAAACAGAGAGAAAATCAAGCTTTGTTTGCTGGTGAAGTTGGTTCGGCTTTGAAATCAAAAAAGCCAGAAATTGCCATGAACAGAGTTCGTGAACGCTTGAATGCAGAAACAGACCCGCAAAAAAAACAAGGCTTAAAACTGCTGTTGGATAGCATTGAACAAGCGCCTGATTTTGCTTTGGAAACTTTGCGAATGTCTACATTGGCTCTTGGCGACAAATACGAAAAAGCAGCCAATGCCATGTTTGGTGCGCCAACAGCCGGTGGTAAAACAATTTCATCTCCTGCTGACAAAATTGCGTTCGGAATTACAGATGCAGAAGGCAAACCGTTGACTGGGACTTTCTTTGTAGAGTCTGGCAAAGAACCTAAATTAGTTAAAGGTGAAGAAGGCCAAAAACCAACTCCTCCATCAACGGTCATGCAGTTGTACGGTGAAATTGCCGATTTAGTAAAAGGTGGCGCATCTGAAAATGATCCAAGAATTCTCTCCTTAAGAAGCAAGATTACAAAAGAATCTACGTTTGCTCCAACGGCTCCCGGTACCGTTGTCAACATACCCGGTCAGCCTCGTATTGCAACAAAGTTAGAGGAGGAAATGGACAAAAGGTTTGCGCCTTTGGCAGTTGATTGGCTATCTGGAGACAAAACTAAAGCGGCATCTCGTATCAATCAACTTAATGCTGTTGTCAATATTTTAGAAACACAAAAACGCATTACTGGCCCAGTGCTTGGATTGACTCCAGATGTGGTGCAGTCTTTTGTAACTCAAACTTCTGTAGAAGCAAGAGCAAATGCAGAACGTGTCATCCAAGAAGGATTGAGAGCCACTATTGGCGCTCAATTTACACGGGCTGAAGGAGAAGCATTTTTGGCAAGGTCGTATGACCAAAAAGCACCACAAGCTGATAACGCTCGAAGATTGAAGGCAATTGTGACTCAAATGCAAGAGTCAGCAAAAGATCGTGAAGCAATGCTTAAATATGTGCAAGGGCCAGGTGACGGTTCTTTAAGAGGTTACAAAGGACGTATCCCAAGCATTCAAGATTTCTATGATGCTATTGAAGAAAAAGCACCACCTTCTGCAACACCACCAAGCGCTCCAGTCGTAACAAATCCAGCTAAAGCAGAAGCAGTAGATGCGGCACTTAAAAAATACAAAAGCAAGTAGGAAAGAACATGGCGAATATTTCAGAACTTGAAGATGCGCTATTGAATGCTGATAAAGCAGGTGACACCAAAGCTGCTCGGCTTCTTGCTGATGAAATTACAAGACTTCAGTTACAAGTTTCAATTTCAAATATTCCCGGAAAAATTAGAGAAGCACCGCCACCTGAGCCAGAGACCACAACACCAGGCGTGATGGGAGCAGTAACTCGCGCTTTGGCTTTGCCAGTGGCTGGCGCTGCGGCTGGCTCTGCAATGGGTGGGCCACCCGGTGCGCTAGCTGGTTTTGCTGCTGGAACATTAGCCCCGACCGTTGCTGACCCAGTTGTCAATTTGCTGAATAAGACGTTTGGAACTCAAATGCAAAAGCCTTCAGCGGCTTTGGGCGATCTTTTGACTAGACTTGGAATAGCAGTACCACAATCTGGTACTGAAAAATTTGTTGGTGAGTTGACTTCTGGAATTGCAGCAGGAACAGCATTGCCAGCACAACTTGGACGTACTGCTGCTGCTTTGGCGCAAGGCACCCGCGCAGCACCTGTGGTTACTCCAATTGCCGAGGCGGTGCGTGTTGGAGGCATGGGGCCGACAGGTGGAGCAACGATAGGACAGCGCGTTGGTGCTGGAATGACTGCTGGTGCCATTGGAGCAGTTCCGGTTGCAGAATCACCCGTTGATGTGGCTGTAGGAATGGTAGGGGGTGGCGTGGTTCCACCTGCTGCAAAGGCTATATCATCAGTCACGAAAGGATTGTGGGAGTCCATAGTAGATCCACTTTTTAAGCCAGCATTGGCTGCTGAAAGACAATTGTTCAAAGCGGTTGGTGGCACACCCGGTGCGGCAGAACGCACGATCAGTGAAATTGAAGCTGGAGTTCAGGTTCCAACAACACCGGGTTTTCAAAGAACTTTGGCTGAAAATATTGTTGCTGGTGGTGGTGAAGCCCCGCCTACGATTTCTGTATTGGCTGAACGACTTAGAGGATCAAACCCACAACAAGCAGTTGAAATTCAACGCCTGATGAACGAGCGTGTTGGTGCATTGCAGCAGCAACTGGTACGTGTCAATCAACAAATTGATCAACAGGGTCAGACATTGCAACCAGGTGTGTTGGATGAGTTGACGCAGGTAAGAGATTCAATTCTTCAAAATTTGGATGCTGAAAAAGCACAAGTAGAAACTGCATTTGCTGGTAGATTTCCAGCCACTGGGCCTCAAGAGACTGGAGAGCAAATTGGTTTACGCGCAAAACAGTTGTCTGACGAACTGAAAAAAACGCAAGTACAACCGGCGTATGCTCAAGCGGAAGCAGCAGCAGGTAATGCCAAAGTCAATATTAATGAGTTGGTAGCAGAAGCTGAAAAAGTTCTAGGTCGGCCTCTTTCATCATTTTCACCTGACACTGCGCCAGCAATTGTGCGGCGCATTATGGGGCTACGTCCTCCACCAACAGCAGAGCCATCATTTAATTTGCTGGATCAGTTTGGTCGTCCAATGCAAAGAGCGCCAGTGCCGCCACCAGTAGCAGAGGCCACATTGACTGAATTGGATGCTTTGCGTAAAGCCATCAATTCAGATGTGATGGCGGCTAGTCGTGGACAAGGTTCCCTTGTTGGTATAGAAATAAGAAACTTGCTAGGTTTACAACGCAAAATTGATGAAGCAATTGATGTTTCAGACACTTTTCCACAACAAGCAAAAGACCTGTATGGCAAAGCCTTGGCAACGTACCGAGAGCAATACGCTCCGCGCTTCCGCACTGGTGAAACAGCCAAAATACTCAAGCCGGGAATGTTTGGTGAGCAACGTATTGAGCCTGCTCAAGTTGTCGCTCAATTCACCAAAGACCGTGATGCGGCCAATCAATTTGTCACTACGTTTGCTGGTGATCCACAGGCTTTTGACTCACTTCGTAACGGTATTTTGGGCCAGTTCAAATTGGCTGCGATGGACGCTCAAACGGGTCTGGTTGACCCAGCAAAAGCCGCCAGCTTCTTGCAAAAGAATGCCGAGCAATTTGCCGTGTTGGACAAGTCAGGCATGGGCATCAAAAGGGCTTTGGAGACATTAGAACAAGAGGCTGTTCAAGGCCATGATGCTTTGTCCAAGTTGACTGCTCTTGGGGCAGGGTTCAAAAACAAGACGCCAGAGCAAATTCTTAACCACATTCTTGATAGTGGTGACCGCATGGGTGTTGCCTTGGCACGTTCAGATGCTCAAGGCAAAGATGCAATTAGTCGCGTGGTTCAGACTCGATTAAACCAGATGCTGACACAAACGCCAGGAGGCGATCCTTTGACGGAAGCAGGAGCTATGAAAGTGGTTGGTGAACTGTTTGACCAAACAGGAAACCTCAAGTCTTCATACAAACAGGCATTGGGAACTAAATTAGCAAACGAATTTGCGGATAGAGCAAAGGGTTTGCGTCTTGTCATTGAGACTGGTAAAAATCCAATGCTCAATAATCCCAATGCTATTGAACCAATTCTGAGAGCGCAAAACTTTACACCAGCACAGTTGACAGACATTCAGTTAGTCATTGATGATTTGGCTAGATCAAATAGAGTTGAGTCAGCCGCTAGTGCTGCAAGAAAAGCTACTCGCCCAACTGGTCGTGATATTTTGGGTGAGCAAATTGAAGAAAGTGTGTTTAAAATAGATAAATTGAATCTGTTAAGTCGTGGGTACACCGTGTTCCGAAACGTATTTACTAATATCAAAGAAAGACTTAATCCAAAAATTGCGGCACAACTTTCTAACATGGTTTACAACAATCCAGATGCAGCAATCACTGCATTAAAAAATGAAATTGCTCGCGCTCAAGAGAAAGTGCTTCCAGCAGGTTTTGTCTCAAGAGCAATGCCAGCCGCTTATGGCGGTTTATACTCAGGTGCATCTACCCAAGTTGTTGATGTATTTCGTCCGGAATCTCAAGAGAACAAATAAATGTCCGCACTATCCGTAGAACCCCCATACCCTGCCTTTGCTGGCACTGACGGCTTGCCGCTTGAGAACGGGTATATCTTGATTGGCACGGTCAACCTGAACCCAGTCACAAACCCGATTGCCGTATTTTTTGATGCTGCATTGACGATTTCCGCTGTCCAGCCGATTCGCACCAGTGGCGGTTACCCTGTCTACCAAGGCACTCCGAGCCGGATTTATGCGGGAAGCGATTACTCCATCCAAGTCCAGGACAAGAATGGCACGGTGGTCTACACCTCGTTTAACGGCAATGCTCTTGGTGGCGACACTATTGCAAGCAATGCAACTGGCAATGGTGTGCAGACTGTATTTCCTGTAACGTCAACACCATCGGCAATCTACATCAACGGCGTCTACCAAAACCAGAACACGTATACAGTGACTGGCGGTAATGTGACATTCAGCGAAGCGCCACCACTCACTGCGGTGATTGAATTTTTGGTCTAAGGAGAACAGAATGTTAAAGACAGTTACCAATATCATCAACGTCAGTCAGATTACTGGCGTCCTACCCGTAGTCAATGGCGGCACAGGTGTAACGACAAGCACAGGCACTGGCAATACGGTGCTATCTGCTGCGCCTACATTTACTGGAGATATTACCTTAGCCACGGCAAACGGGCTGACGGTGGGCAAGGGCTTGGGCAGCGTAGCGACAAACACCGCTGTTGGAGCATCTGCGCTTGCTGCAAATACCACTGGCACGGGCAACACAATGGTGGGCTACCTCGCCGGAACTCTCATTACAGATGGTACGACCAACACTGCGGTTGGCTCCAGTGCATTGGCGGCAAATATAAGCGGGATTCAAAATACCGCCATAGGACAAGAGGCACTGAGCGGAGCGACAAGTAATTTCAACACCGCTGTTGGAAGACGCGCTGGAAGTTCGGTTACTAGCGGAACATCAAATACTGCTGTTGGACGGCAAGCACTTCTTGTTGTCACGACCACCAGCGACTCAACTGCAATTGGAGCCACTGCGTTAACCGCCGCAACCGGCGAACGAAACACAGCAGTTGGTTCTACAGCAGGTGGTGCAATTACAACCGGCACTCAGAACACCACAGTTGGAACGTTTGCCGGGAAAACAGGAACGAATGACCTGACGACAGGATCAAACAACACCATTATTGGCTACAACTCTGCGGCGTCTGCTGCTGCTGCGGCTAATGAGATTACCTTGGGCAATGCGTCTATCGCAACCCTTCGTTGCCAAGTAACGTCAATTACGGCACTGTCGGACGCTAGGGACAAAGCTGATATTGAGAATTTGCCGTTAGGACTAGACTTTATTGCCGCTCTGCAACCCAGGCGGTTTAAGTGGAATCAGCGAGCTTGGTACAAAGAAGTGATCCGCGATGAAGACGGTGCGGTAGAAATTAAACAGTCACTCGAAGACGGTTCAAAAAAGTCAAAAGATTGGACGGCTGGATTGATTGCACAGGAAGTTGATTTAGTAGCACAATCTTTTGGTGCTGATTGGCTGAACCTTGTTTACAAATCAAACCCAGAAAAACTTGAGTTGACATCTGGAAACCTGCTTCCTATTTTGATCCAAGCGATTAAAGACTTGAACGAAAAAGTTAAGCAGCTGGAGAAGTAATCATGGCACTGACAAAAGTTTCTTACTCGATGATTGATGGCGCTCCAGCCATTAATATTATTGATGTTGGCGGTGAAGCTGGTGCAAACGATAACACGGCGGCAATGAATGCTGCTGCGGATGCACTGAACTTAATTGGCGGTGGTGTCATTCTCATTCCGACCGCTGGCGAATGGCGTATGAACTGGGTGTGTTTGTACAACAACATTACGGTGCAGGGTGTTGGAGGCTCTGGTGAATTTAACGTTAACTGTGTTCGACCTTTTGTCAATACAAGCGCTGCAATTACTTTTGGTGATGGAAATACCATTGTTCGTTACTGCGGTTTGAATGATCTGCACATTAGTGGAATTCCTATTGCTGGTAGCTCGGCTCTTGGTGTTACGCAAGTTGCATATAACTCTGATTGGGGATTGCGCTTGCGCGGTGGTACGGTGAACTTTACCGCCAATCGTGTAGTGGTTTATAACGGACGCAGATCAGTAAGTCTTGAGCCAAGTACAACTTTGCCAGTAACGGGTGTGCGATTTAACGCAGGTACAATCCGCAACGACTTGACTGACGCATCGGGTGCTAGGTGTATTTTCGTTGAATATGTCAGCGTTGATGGATATGCCACAGACAACAAGTTTTTTCAAACAAAAGTTAACGGCCCAACGCTTGGATATGCAGTCGTTGCAGTCGCTTGCGTACTTGAAATTACGGATTCATACTTTGATATTAACCCCGGAAAAGGTATTCTGCTTTCTAACTCGGCTAGTCTTGTTTGTCATAATTTGCAACTTGATCCCGGCACAACCAATGCAATTATTATTGCTTGGGATAACACGATATCAAATCCAGCACGATTGATTAGAGGCATTCTTAAGCATGGTGGTCAGCGATGGGAGAACACATTAGGTAATGCAGCTTTGCCAGATGAAGCTGATACCTACGGTTACAAATCTTCGTTCAAAGACACTTGGCTAAGCAATGCCACATATTTTACAAATGATAGTTCGCCTGTTGCAACAGATGTATATGTAGAGCGTGGACTATCTGGAGGTAATGCATATTTAGCTTTAGCTGGAGCGGATTTTATTCCGCAAGCAGATAATACTAAATCACTTGGCATAGCAAGTTTTCGTTGGTCTGTTGTTTATGCAGCAACAGGAGCAATCAACACATCGGATGCAAATCAAAAACAAGATGCTGCTGCTTTAACTACTGCTGAACAAAATGTTGCAAAAGCAATTAAAGGTTTAATTAAAACTTTTAAGTTTCAAGATGCCGTTATTGCCAAAAAAGATAAAGCTAGAATTCATGTTGGCGTGTATGCTCAAGATGTTGCACAAGCCTTTGCAGATCAAGGTTTAGATGCAAACAATTATGGTTTGTTTTGTTCTGACACATGGAAAGATGAATTTGATGTTGAACATACACAACTTGGAATTCGCTACGATGAGTTGCTTTGCTTTGTGATTGCTGCTCTCTAAACCGTGCCAGTTCGGACAACTGGAAGCGTTAATTCCTGACTGGATAGTCAGGCTGGAAACAAGGAAATATCATGCCAGCCATTGCTGCAAAGGGAGTCTAAGATGT